GTTAAATTAAATAAATGAATATATTTATCAGGTACAACTATATCGGTATAATTATTTTCAAATAATTTTCCAGCGTCTTCTAATGTTAATTCTAAAATGGTATCTAATGGAATTCTATGAAATACAGGAGAATATGTATTAACTGTAAATTCAACTTTATTATTTGTCGGATCAAATTTATAAGATCCCTTTTGATTAGCTATATCAGATCGTTTTGTATGATATGGCGATCCCAAATAAATAAATTGTTGATATTCTTGTCTTTTATGAATATGCCCTGAAAATAATCGTTTAATTCCTTTTATTTTAGTAAAATCTGCGCCTTTATGGATTTCTCTATTGTTATCCATTTTAAATCCAGCAATATTTGTATGCGCAAATACATATTCTTGATTGTTATGTTTAACATATTCTTCTTCAATTCTTTCATCACCTATCCATGGTAAAATAAGAATTCTAGAATTTCCATTTGTTATAACAACTGGTTTTTCATAAATATGAACATTTGGAATATATTTAAATGATACTATTGAATTGACATCAGTATCATATTTTTTATAAATGTCATGATTTCCTGTTAAAAAATAAACAGGCATAATTTCAGATAGTTCAATAACTATATCTATAGAACTATTCATTACATAAATATCTAATAATTGTCTATTATCATACCAATCACCTAATATAAAAAGAATATCTCCATCTTTTTTATTTTGTTTTAAATATGGGATATAAAATTCTCTAAAATATTTCATATGATTTTGTAGCCATTCTAATGAATTAGCTCTTACTCCAAAATGCAAATCTGATAAAAGGAAAATATTATTATAATTAACGTGTTCTGTTTGGACAGAATAATTTGTTAAATCCATGTATATATCATTTGTTTATTATTATAATAAAAAAAGGCCTCAAGGTTTTAATTTGAAGCCATTTGGTTGGTTATAAGTATAATTTATAAATTCTCTAATTCCGAATATAATACAAACACATTTCCAAATTCTGTTCGAATTTCTGCACCAATTATTTTATTTGTTACATCATATATATCAATTGATAATCCTGTCTCTTCTAATTCTTCAAGGCTGATATTTAGCTTATTGGCCAATAACATATCTATTTTATATGGATCAAAAAAAGTTGGTTCGTCATTACCGTCATATAATACTAATTCTCCATCCCGGAGAATTATTTTATATTCAGGGTATTCTTCGTTCCATGGAGCTCTTGGATCATTTTGTGCTCCTATTGGATAATTTTCATTTACAAATTTAGCTCTCATAGTTTTATTTTATTTATCTAAAATAATCTTTTAGTTTTAATTCTTAAATATTATTAATTATCTAAAATTTTATAAAGATATATAGAATATAACAGTTAGATTAATGCTGATACATTAATCAACAAAAGGAAGATAATGCTGTCCTGTTATAAGTTATATATTTCAATTAAAATAAGGAAGAAATCATGAAAGAATTTAATTATGTTTATTTAACTACAAATTTAGTTAATGGTAAACAATATGTGGGAGATCATTCAAGTAATAATTTAGAAAAAGATAATTATTTAGGGAGTGGTAAATTAATTATACATGCAATTAAAAAATATAAAAAAGAAAACTTTAGAAGACAAATTCTTGAATTTTTTACAACAAAAGAAGAAGCATTTAATGCGCAAGAAAAATGGATAAATAAATTCGACACATTAATACCAAATGGTTATAATATAAGTCACAAAGGTGGTTACGGTGTTCCGGATTCGTATTTAAATAAAGAAACAAAGGATAAAATAGGAAATAGCAATAAAGGAAAAATACGATCAAAAGAAGCTAAAGAAAATCTTAGAAAAATCCACCTAGGTAAAAAACAATCTAAAGAAACCATTGAAAAAAGAAGAATAAAATTAATAGGAAAATCTCATCCTTGCTCTAATGAAACTAAAGCAAAAATAAGTAAAACAAAAACCGGTACATTAATGAAAAATTCATCTAAAGAGAAATTACGAATTTTTCAAACAGGAAAAATTCGGTCAAACGAAACTAAAATAAAAATGAGTATATGTAAACGAAAATTGACCGATATTCAAATAATAGAAATTAAAGAAAAATTAAATTCTTTTGCGATTCTTGAAATCGCAAAAGAATTTAATGTAAGTAGAGGTGTGATTGATAGAATAAATAAAAATATTCTACTTCCTATTAAAACAATCGTTTCGTCTTAATTTTTGAACTCAAACTGTATTTATCAGAAAATTCTCTTAATAAAGATTCTTTATCTAGAATCTTTATTTCATTATATAATTGATCATAATTAATTTGAAAAAATTCAGCAAAACCAATAAAAATTTCCATACTTGTAAAATTTTTAATCTTATTAATCTCATCTTTAAAATAATAATACATTTTAATCATATCATGTTTATCTACACGTTTAGGATTCTTGTATTTATTATAGTAAGGCGAAACTAAAAATATTTTATAAATTTCTTCATTTAACAATGTTCTATTTCTATATTCAATTAAATCTCCAATTTGATCTTCGTATAAATCAGATACTCTACTATCTACTTTAATACTCATAGTAAATTCTTGATAATTTAATTCGCCTGTATTAAAACTATTATTTAAAATTTTATCTTCTACCATATATTCATTTATTTCATGTTTCATATAATTAGAATTATTTTCAGTATTTATTCTGAAAATAATTCTAATCCTGTTAAAGTTATTTTTGTTTCAGGAATTGGTACTCCTTGATTATTTACTTGGGTTACAAATTGTTGAGGATTTACTGCTCCACCTCTTGGTTTATTAAATTTTTGACTATTTACTGTGTTATTTATTACAAAATCCATATCTTGAATTTGAGAATTTTTATCTTCTTCAATTCTCGAATATTTCCAATCAATAGTAAATCTCTTTTTAGTATTTTCATATCCAGCAACCCTATTTGCTAAGCATTTTAAGAAATATTCTCCTTTTGCTTTCATTTCAGGATTAGTAATTATACCAAATAATACATCCACTGTATGAAGTAATGCAGCTGATTCAGAGACATCCGATATACTTAAATCATTTGTGTCCCACCCACCTCTATTTGTTTGAGTTGCTGTAATTACAGCCCATTTTTCTTCCATTGCCATTGCTCTTAAATCTTCGGCAATTTGTTTGATTTTCATATAAGTATTTTCAGTATTTGGATTTCTCCAATTCTTCATAATATTTATATAATCCACAAAAATATTATCAAATTTAATTCCTAAAACTTCTTCAGCCTTTTTAAGATATGTTCTTAAATCATTTACTGAACATGTTGATGCCGGAAATTCTTTTGTATGAAGAACTCCCACAGGTATTAAAGAATTTTGTTTTGCTTTTTGAATTTTATCTCTTAATCGATCTTGGTCTTTTGCCCATTCTTCATAATCATCTAAAGGTACATTGAACATGTTTGCCCCTATTCTCATATTAACAATTTCTTCTTGAAGTTCAAATGTTATATAAGCAGTGTTATGTCCTAATTGGGCAGATTTTAATGCCATATTACCAAGCCAAGTAGATTTACCAGCCTTTGGTCCGCTAAGGAAAGTTATTAATGATCCTTTCCACCATCCACCTTTAAGACATAAATCAATATAATCATATCCAGTGGTTTTTCTATTTAATCTTGTTTGAAGGTGTTTTGCTGCATCAAAAAAGTCGGCACCTAAATTAAAACTAAAATCTATAACTGTTTCAGATGAAAGCATATGACGTACCTTTTCAACAACTTCAGCAGCATTTTCTACTGTTACTGATGTAGTTTTCATAAATGCAATTGCTTTACGCATTACATTGTCAAGATTTCTTACTTGAATCCAAGGTCCAACATTATTTTCTATCCATTCATTTCCATATTGTCCAAGTAATTGTTTAGTGTTATATAAACTTGTTATAACTTCATCACTATATTTTTCGCCAAACCCTTTCATTCTAATAAGTTCAACCATTTGTTCTTTGGTTGGAGATGCCTTATATTTTACTGCATGTTCTTTTGCAACATCAAATAATTCCTTTAATGTTGGATTTGAAAAAAATTCTGATTTCGATACACTTAAAAATAATTGATTATCTAAAATGTAATGAAAAAATATTTGCTCCTGATAAATATTTGCTATTTGCATATTTATTCCCAATTATGTTTTAATAATTTAAAAGAAGAATATTTTAATTTGGAAATATACCCCATTTCTACTAATTTTTCTAAATCATCTATTACATTTTCATTAATTCTAACTCTTGTAAATAATGATACTTCTCTAAGTTTAAATTCACCATCATATCTCTTTAAATTATCTAAAAAATATGCTATTTCAAATAGTAAATCTTCATATGTAGGTTCAGAGATTATACCTATAAGATTTTTTAATTTAACTTTCTTCTTATTGATAGGGTTCATATTATGTTTATTCTTTATAAAACGAAAATGGACCAAAGTTTCATTGGTCCATTTAAGATTTATTAATTTACTATAATTAATCTAATAAATCAGGTATTTCATCTAATTCAGATCCCATATCTAAAACTTCTGTTAATTCAGCCAAATCATCTAATGATTCAATAGAAGGAAGTTGGAAAGTCGGTTTAATGATATTATTATCTAAATCTTCTAATACTTCTTGAGTAAATACAATATCTGTAAATAAATTAGTTATTGGAGTTTCTCCACCTAAGTGTTTACATACCAAAGTTCTAGCAGTATCTTTAGGTTGAGCATATCTAACTTCAGTTTGTTTGATATATTTTAAATTAGATGAAGGATCTAAAAATACTAATTTTAAATCAGCTTTAGATAATTCATCATATTCTCTTGAAGTTAATTTTTTATCAACTTTAACAGTAAATTCTTTACAAGATTTTTGTTCAGTTGGAGTTAATTTTAAATAATCTTTTTCGGTTAACATTTTTCCTCTTAATACACCACATGCATCCCATGATACAAATTTTTCTAAACCTACAAATGGATTAGGAGCTTTATAAAAAGGAATATGCAATTCTACGATAATTGGTTTCGCAAAACGTTGTTTTATTGGGGTAACTTTAATAGTAATACCAATACGAGTTGCATCAATACCATGTGATTTTACATGTTCTTCGGATTCTTTATCTTCCATTCTTTTTTTAGAAAGCATAAGCATAATAGAAACATTATACTTTAAACCTCCACCACCTGAAACTTCTTTTCCTGGAATATAAGAACCTATTTTTTCATAAACGTGCGCATTAACAATAAAAGGTATTCCAAATTTTGCAAATTTCATACCATTAACTCTAAATAATTTACGAATAGCTTGTTGCTTAGTCATATCTCGTTTATCGTTTCCTTCGGTACTATCAGTGGTTTCTTTTTGAGAAGTTAAATTACCTAAAGAATCTAACGCAATAATAATTTTAGGATTAGTTAATCCAGCTTTATCATTATTTTCAAATTGTTGAACTATTTGAGATGCAATATAATTTACTTCTTCTATAGTATTAACTGGTTGAAGACGAACCTTTGACGTATCAACACCAAGTCTTTTAACAAAAGTTTCATCTATTGCGCCTTCCGAATCCATATAAATAGCCTGATATCCGTGTTTATTTATAGCATTCCTAATTATACTTAAAGCAATAAAAGTTTTTCCTGCTCCTTCTTCACCAGCTAATCCTAATGAACGTCTATTTGGCATTCCTCCAAATATGGAGCCGCTTAAAGCTGCATTAAGTATATACGATCCTGTAGAAATCCATTCATCGATTTTTGCAATTGGATTAATATCTATCATTTCACCATCAGGAGCGATAGTATTTAAAAAATTATTAAGATCAGAAAATGAAGATGTCCCTGTAATTTTTACTTTTTTAGCCATACGTTTTTAGTTAATTTTAATTTAATATTTATATGAAAATTAACTATAAAGTTTTCTAATCCAAAAAGTTTAATAAAGATTTAAATCTTCCAAATATCTTTTTTTCGGCTTGATCTTTAGGTA